GACCTAGGTAACTTGACAGCACCCAAGACTGCGAGTTATATAGCCGACCATGACAACCTGCAAATAAATCCAAATGCGGATACCTAGCAACCCACTACAGCGTGAGGAGTTCTATCTGGACTTGATCCAGAAGTGCTTTGTGTCACGGGAGGAGCGCAAGGCTGATTACTCCGCACTTCGATCCTACTATTTGTTTGGTTCAGCGCCGGAAGAATCACCGGCGCTTTTTAACAAGATTTTCCCGCATATCGACCAGTTGACCTCGTTCCTGTATTCCGCAGAAACGACACGGTTTACCATCAATATCGGCGCTGAAGTTAGTCCTCAAGAGCATCGGAAGATTCCGACGTTGACTAACAAGCTGAACGACGAATGGCTAAACAGCAACTGTGATCAGGTCTTCTCTACCGCCCTGACCTGGGCGCTGTGTTTTGGCACAACCTATGTCAAGCTGATTGTCAACAACGGCGTCCATCCGTACATGGTGGAACCGGCAGGTATTGGCGTACTGCGTGAGGATGTTCCGTACACTGACCGCCAAGAAGCGATAGCGCAGACCTACTACATCACCAAGTCGGAACTCTACGCCCGTCTTTACTCTCATCCCAAGCGTGATGAGATTGTGAAGCGCGTAACGTCTTCCTACCAGCCGCAGCAACTCGACATCCCTGATGGCATTGACCGTATCATCATGTCACAGACCAACCCAACGATGACCGGCACGGTCAACTTGGACTTGTCTGGCATGAACCGCTACAAGGCGCGGGTGTCAGAAGACACGGTAGAAATGACCGAGTTGTGGGTGTGGAACGATGAAACGATGGACTATCAGGTGGTTACTATCGCCGATCCAGATGTCATCGTTTACGACCGACCAGGTGAGCAGGTATTTTTGAAGGGTGAATTGCCATTCATTCAAATTTGCCCTAACCCAATGTACGATTACTACTGGGGTCAGAGCGAAGTACAGCGTTTGGTGTTCTTGCAGTCATTGCGAAACAAGCGGATGACGGAGATTCTGGACTTGCTGTCTAAGCAAGTTGCGCCACCTACAGCGCTAATTGGCTTTACTGGCATCTTGGATGAGAAGAACTTTGCGTTAAATCGGGCAGGTGGCTTGCTGGCAACCGATATGCCTAACGCCAAAGTCGAGAAGATGGCTCCGCAAATGCCAGGTGACTTGTTCGAGGTGATCCGTGAAGTGGATGCGATGTTCGCGGAAGCGTCAGGTATTACAAGCGTACTCTCAGGACGTGGAGAAACCGGCGTCAGAAGCCAAGGTCACGCCTCCCAACTCGCCCGACTCGGCTCATCCAGAGCGAAAAAACGTGCGCTTATCATTGAAGATAGCCTTGAAAAAGTATCCACGTTGTTCTTAAAGCTGATTCAGGCCTATGATGACACCAAGTTGGTCGATACTCAGGGTGTGTCATTTATCGCAGAACAGTTCACCAACAACTATGTGGTGAAGGTAGACGCCCATTCGAATAGCCCGATCTTCACTGAAGACCTGCGACAGCTTGCCTTCAATATGTTTAAGGCTGGCGCTATCGACAAGGAATCTTTGATAGATTTGCTTGAACCGCCGATGAAGCAGTTGCTGAAGGAAAAGTTGAAGGTAATGGAAGCGAAGCAGGCGATGCAACCGCAGCCGCCGCAGCAAAGTAAACCTGACTTGAAAGCAGTGGGGGAATAATGGCTCAAGACACTATCGCACCAAAAGCAGATCAACCAAGGGCGGGAACATCAGCGCCTATGGATGACTCGCCCCGCCAGCCAACCTTGCAATATCGGGTGCAGGGCATCAGAAGTTTCGACCGTAGCCCGTCTATGCGGACTTACGGGAGATCAGTAAGGGGATAAGTCTAGCTAGGAGATGAAGATGTACAAGAAAATGATGCGCGGTCGCAAAACTCGTCGTTAATCACCCATAAAAGGGTAAAAGGGTGTGGCTGCTTGCCCATGAACTAGGTGGCCGCTGCTTAATGGAGGCTGTTATGGCACGCAAAGGTCGCAAGGGCTGCAAGTAATCCTTTTGGATTTCTCCCAAGGGGGCGGGGAAATGAAATATACGCCCCTGCTTGACAAAAGCTATTAAAAAGCTTACTTCTATCGGCAAAATTTATTGGGGTATTTATGAGCGTACCACCGGATCAACTGATGCAGATGATGCGTAGCGAGCGAAGCCCGCAGCAACCGTCTCCTTTGGACTCAGAAGCGTCTGCAACGGATATGACGCCCCCAATGTCTGCCCCAATGTCTACGCCAGAACCCCAAATGGGCAATCGTGAAGGCGCAATGGTCAATTTAGGCCTGGCAATGGACTTAATTCAAAGAGCGCTACCTGCTTTGGGTAGTAATTCGCCTGAAGGCGTTAAAGTCTTGTCAGCGTTACGCACTCTTACTGGCGTCATCGGTAACAAGAAAGAATCTATTGAAGAATTGAAGCAATCTGAGATTCTTCAGATGCTACAGGCACTTCCACAGGCGGGTGGCGCAACGCCGGAAGGTAAGGCTTTGGCAGCAGCGCCAGCAATACCTGGTATGCAGATGCCAGGCGCAACCCCTCAAACAATGTAAGGAGAAATCATGGATTTATTTAAGCCTCGCGGTGCTGCTGCACCTCGCCGCCCTACCGACAACAACCAGCAGAATGGTCAAATCGTTAACACTCCACGTTTTTCGGAGTTTGGCGGTCTGAAAAATCCTGGCTCAACAGGCAGCAAGAACAAGATGCAAGTTCAGAAGCCTGGTGACGGTAAGCGGGTTGTTTAATTTATTAAGGGGATAATCATGTCATTAGAAGACCTAACACCAGAAGCCCGTGACGAACTGGCTTTGCTTGCAAAACAACTGTCCGAGAATCCTGAAACGCGCAAAGACTTTCTGCGTCAAGTGAAGAAGGTTAAGCCGGAGATGCCGATTCCCGAACTCGAAATTGAGGACTACACGCGCCATGCTGTCGAAAGGGCAAATGACCGTGTTGCTCAGTTGGAAGCAAGGCTTCGTGAAAAGGATGCGATGGATGAACTCAACAAGCGTCGCAGCAAGTTGAAGTCCAAAGGTCTGATTGACAATGATGATGACATTCAGGAAGTGGAGAAAGTCATGCTAGAAAAAGGCATTACTAACCACGAAGCAGCAGCGGAATACTGGCGCTGGATGCAGCAGTCTGCCGCACCTACGCCAACCGGTTATAACCCGTCAGCTATCAACAAGTTCGACCTGTCGAAATACTGGAAGAACCCTGTTGCTGGCGCACGGGATGAAGCAGCAAAAGCACTCAATGAGTTGCGGAAAAACCCGCGACCTATTGGCCTGTAAACAAGGGGATTTTTGACTCGGAGATAAACTATGCCTATTGGTGGCGGTATTCTTCCGGCAACGGGTAGTACGCAATTTACGGAACTAACTTACGTTACCCGTAGGGCGTTTATCCCGAAGCTGGTCGTACAACTCTATAACTCGACACCGCTGATGGCGGCTCTGATTGCTAACTCGCAACAGGCTTCCGGCGGTGTTTCCTCTGTAACTGTTCCTGTCCAGGGTTCACAGTTCGTAAACGCTCAGTGGTCAGACTACAGCGGCTCGTTCGCTCAACCGTCTGTTCAGCAGGGTGCTTACAACGCTGAATTCAACCTGAAGCTGATGATTGCCCCAGTACCGTTCCTCGGTATGGAAGGCGCAGTCCAGCAAGACGCAGCTATCATTCCTTTGATCGAAGCGCGTATGAACGACGCGACCAACGTGATGATGGATGCAATGGCTACCGCCTTGTACACCAACACAACCAACACGCAACAGTTCACCGGTCTACCGGCTGCTGTTTCGTCATCGGGTACTTACGGTAACATCAACCGTTCGACCTATAGCTGGTGGCAGTCGAAAGAGTATGCCGCTGGTTCGGTCAACCCAACTCGTCAAAACATCCTTCAGTACATCAGCGGAACCGTGAAGAACGGCGCTGAAGTACCGTCGTTTGGTGTTTGCGGTTTCGGTACTTGGACATTGCTGGCTCAAGACTTTGTCGGTCAAGAACAGTACATGATCACCCCAGGTAACGGCTTTGATGGTGACTCCAATGGCCCACAAGCAGCTTTCCGTGCTTTGATGGTCGCTGGTGTGCCAATTTATCCTGATCCTTATTGCCCTGAAGGTACTGTTTACTTCCTGAACAGCAACTACCTGTCGCTCTACATCCATGAGCAGGGTTCGTTCGTGTTCACGGGCTTTGAATCGACCCTTCCGAACTGGCAGATTGGCTACGTTGGCGCAGTGCTGACGATTGCTGAATTGGTCAATACGAAGCCTAAGTCGATGACCAAGGTCACGGGCTACAACTCTTTGACACTGTAAAGGAGAAATAGTCATGGCTCTTGGCTTAAATAAAATTCTGGTAGCAGGTGCAGCCACTAACGCTGCGTCGGCATACTTCCAGGCACAGGCTGCTGGTAACGCTACAGTAGTTCTGCCAGCCGGTACTTACTACATTGCACCGACTGCAAACGTCACCATCGAACTGAACACCAACACTACTGGCAACATTAGCAATGCTTCTTGGAGCGTTGTCGTTGCCAATAACACAGGTGGTCTGTTCATTGCTGACGGTACTAACGTCCGTGCAAATGTGTTGGCAGGCACTCCGACAATTACGCTCTTTACCGTAGATGGTGGAGAGAACGTAAGCGGAACCTATAACGTCTAAGGGGCCAACATGAACGCAAACCATGTAGGTTCGCTCTATCCAGACGGGTTTGGTAACTTTGCTTTCGGTAAGGCAGTTGGCGTTAGCGTCGCTTCTACCGGAAACGCAGTTGCTCAAATTCCCGTCGTGGGTGGTTCGGAGTACATTGTTCGCAGGATTGTTGTCGCTAATGCAAATCAGAGCATTGCTGCGGCTAACGTGACGATTTTGACATCGAATGATGGCAATGCGTCCAATGCTGTTAGCAATGCGACTGTTCTGTCTTCTGTTGATGGCACAACCAAGTACCAGGATGTTACGCTGGCAACTGGTACTGCTACGACGGTTTACTCTGCTGGTTCAATGTATGTAAAAGTGAACACGGCAGTTAGCGGCGGCACTTGCGACATTACTGTTTACGGTGACATCGTTACTCTATGACAACTGTATATGTGACTAATCGGGGCGAGAAAGCCCTGATCCAAAACTTCGCTTTCAAAGACTATACGTTTCCTGTAAACGAACCAGTTGAGATCAGCGTAGAGATGGCGCGTCATGTATTTGGTTATGAGCAGGAAAATAAACTTCCTGCGATGGTGATGCTTGGGTTATGCAAATCAACCAATGAGATCGAAGAAGGTTTGGTCAAGTTGGCGAAGTTTGAGATAACCCAAGATAAGCCGGAACAGAATCGCTTTTTATCCCCTGGCGATGACTCAGTAACCCCCCTTGTGCCTAAAGCACATCGGGGGAGAACAGTCGTTAAAGCCGCTTAGATATGGGTTTTAAATGGCAACTCTTAACAGCTATATCACGGAAGTCCGTAGGCTGTTGCATGATGCAAACGGGAATTTCTATTCCGACTCGGAACTGACTGATTACATCAATGGTGCGCGTGATCGTGTTGCCAGAGATACCGGCTGTCTAAGAAAACTACAAGTTGCTCAAACACCAATAGCACCCGTAGGCTATTCTGGTAATCCAGTTATCTGGACTGCAAACACCTTCTATAACGCTGGCGCTTTAGTTTTTTCAAACATCTTTATTTATGAGGTCACTGTTGCCGGAACGACAGGTGACACGCCACCGCCTTATCCAGATAACTACACCGCTTACCCGCCTTCAACGCCTTTTATGAATGGCACGGCAGAGTTTCGTTACGCTGGTAATTGCGAGATTATTCCTTACGACAGTTTGCCGGAAACTGGGCAGACGCTAGATATTCTGAACGTCAATGTGTTTTGGGGGAACAGCCGCTATCCGCTGTCTTATATGCCCTGGACGCAGTTCAACGCACAATTACGCTATTGGCAGAACTACATTGGTCGGCCTGTAGCATTTTCTGTTTTTGGTCAGAACCAGATTTACATTTCTCCGATTCCTGACCAGGTTTACACCATCGAAGTCGATACAACGATTTTGCCTGTGCCGCTGGTTAATGGCGCAGAGGTGGACAGCATTATTGATCCGTATACAACACCTGTTGCTTACTACGCAGCGTATACGGCGAAGTTCAAAGAACAGTCTTATGGCGAATCCGAAATTTTCTACCAGCAGTATGTCAGCAAGGTTCGCTCTGTACTCAACACGACGTTCACAAGGCGAATGCCTGACCCTTATAGCACTCCGTTCTAACTATGGCTGCGACAGAGCAAAAGAAAAGCTACGAGGTAGTCAAGAACTTCAGAGGTGTTAACACCAAGGCTAACCGCACGGCTATTGATAAGGATGAGTTTTCCTGGTTGGAAAACGCCATGCCTATTGGGTATGCGAACTTAAAGATTGTTCCGACCTACACCACTGCAAACGTCACATTTGCCAACACAGTTACAACCCTAACATCCTGCAACATCAATAATTCGGATTTGGTTTTAGGGTTTTGCGAAGATGGTCGCGCTGAAGCAGTCAACTTAACAGGTTACACAAAAAGCAATGTTGCTGTTACTGGCACGTTCTCTAATAGCGGAATTAACGTCACGCAGTGGAAAAGTGAAAGGGCGCTCATTGGTGATCCTCGAAAAGGCGTTTATTCTTGGGATGGCACTAATCTTGTGTCTATTGGTTCTGTTGGATCAATAGCGATCACTAAAGCTGGCACTGGTTACACAAGCACACCTGCTGTTGTTATCTCGGCTCCCAATGAAACTGGTGGTGTTCAGGCAACGGCTCAAGCAACGGTTACTGCTAATGCGGTTACGTTTATCACGCTAACAGACGCCGGATCAGGCTATACATCCCCGCCAACCGTAACCATTACTGGCGGCGGTAGTAGTAACGCAGCCACAGCAATTGCCAGTTTGTCTACGTTTAAGACAGGCACTGTGTCGGTATTGGTAACAAACGGTGGCACGGGATATACCAACGCAGCCAATACAACAGTTACTTTTGCTGGTGGTGGTGGTGCTAATGCGGCAGGCACAGCGATCTTGTCTGGCGGTCAAGTTGCCCGTGTGATCATGACCAATCCTGGTGATGGCTACACTAACAACTCGAACATTACCGTTACGATTGCGGGTGGAGGAGGCAGCAATGCGACAGCCAAAGCAGTCATCCTTACCGACCCAATCTCAGGAATTGAAACCTTCTCAGGGCGAACTTGGGTTAGTCAGGGAAGAACGGTTACTTATTCTGCTGCTGATAGCTACAGCGACTTTACAAGCGTTTCTGCTGGCGCACTTACTCTGACGGACAATACGCTCCACAGCAATATTGTTCAAATTTTATCTGCCAATAACTTCCTGTACATCTTTGGTGAAGACAGCATTAACGTCTTTTCCGATGTCAGGGTTACAAACCTTGGTACGACGATTTTCACAAATACCAACGTCAGTGCGTCAGTAGGTACTCGACTGCCAGGCGCTATTTTTCCGTTCTTCCGTTCAGTATTGTTTATGAATGAGTACGGGGCTTATGCGCTAGTAGGCTCGACCACATCGAAAATCTCAGACCCGTTAGATGGAATCTTCCCAGGAATTGATTTCACCACAGCAGTAATTACTGGTGGTCAGGTGCTAGTCAATAACATTCTGTGCGCGGCTTTTAATATCCGCTACAACTACAACGGAACTTATCGGTATATCCAAGCGGTCTTCTTTGATAAAAAATGGTTCTTTACTAGCCAGAACTCAAATTTAAAGTTGATCACTTCTTTGCCTGTTGCTGGCAAGATCAATATGTACGGCACAACCGGAACGGATTTAATTTTTCTGTATTCCGATTCAAATAGCTTGATTGAAAGCATTATCGAAACGGCATTGATGCCAATGACCGATCCGATAAGAACAAAGCAAGCGTTAAAGATTGGTATAGAAGCAACAATTTCTAGTAGCGGTCTTTTGTCTACGACGGTTGATAGCGAAACAAGTTCAAGCCCACCTTATTTGCTTGGAAACTTTGTCGATTGGATCAATAATTTTGGTAGCGTAATTCCTTGGATTAACAATTCATTAGCAGAAATTGATTGGATTGGCGGTCAAGGTTATGTTTTATACAAGACTGACGCGCAGCAATGGGGTAAGTATCTTGGTATGACCGTTACTTCTAATTCATCAGCAATGGTGATTAACGGTTTTGAGTACGAACATGAATTGAGAGTGAGGTTCTAAATGCCAGTTCCAAATACATTTGCCACTGCAACGGCGTCGATACCGCTGTCGCAGTTGGATGCCAATTTTGCTACCGCGATCACGTTAGGTAATACAGCGATTCAGCTTGGTAATACGGTTACGACGCTGAACAACATGACGCTTGCTAACGTCACTATCAACAGCGGCTCTATTAGTGCAAACATAGCAAACGCAACAACTGACAGCGTGAATGTGGCTGGCTACATGGGCTTGCCTCAAAATAGCCAAAACGGTAACTACAACGTGGTAATTGCTGATGCCGGTAAGCACATTTATCACCCGACAGGTCAGGCCGCAGCTACCTACACTTTTCCTGCAAACTCAAACGTCGCTTTTACGGTGGGTTCGGCGATAACGATCATTAACGGGTCTGCCAATGCCGTCACAATTTCTTTGACAACAGATACCTTGTACTTGTCATCAAATGGCGCAACTGGCAGCAGAACATTAACTCAGTGG